CGGGCAAAGAAATTAATTATGAAGATTGCACAGACGCTGAGAAAGAGGCCATCACGGTTTTAGCTGCTATTTACGCTATTTGCTATTTGACTGGTGGGTCTGCTGTTGGCTTAAGCTTCAGCGTGGGCGACCAAAACGTTAGCGTGCTGAGCAAAGCTCCGCCGTTAGATGTGCTTCAATCTGAGCTTGAGCGAATCTTAAGCAACTTAAAAGGCTGCTATGTTGGGAGAGTATAAGCCTTTGGGAACAGTTCCAGAAGCCTACTATGAATTTGTCATGCATTATTCTCCTTACTTTTATGTGATAGCCACAGCAATGGCTCAGGACCCGCCAGCAGGACAAAAGAATGTAACCGTTAGGGATGGCTCAAAATTTAGGGTCGGATATCCTGTTGAGATTAAGGATGATGCCCATAGTGAATGGAATAAGGTTGCAGCTATAAACGGTAATGTTTTGACAATGGAAACTAATCTGCAATACACTTATTACGTTAACAAAAATGGAAGGGTGGAAGGCCCAGACCCAGCTTATGGAAGAGGCGCCTTTCCAGCAGCCTTCGCAATAGATTTTCTCTATGAGGCTTACAGTGATAAACAGTTTAAAAGTTGCAAAACAGAAATCTTGAACAAAATCGTGGAGCTTGCAGACTTTGTCTTAACGCAGCAATGCACGGACCAGCAGAAAAAGGCTTATGGCGGTTTCAAAAACAGTGAAAACGGAACAGAATACTGGAGCATTGACGCTGGAAGATGTATTCCTCCGCTTTTGAAAGCTTACAAGCTGACAAACAATGCGGATTATCTTAACGCTGCTAAACTTGCCAGCGCCACTTTCCTTCACAACATGCAGCACAAACCAAGCGAGGAAGGAATCCACGATAAGTATTATGGCGGTTTCGCCCGCTATGTTACAATTAACAATGACTGGTCTCAGCCCATGAACATAGAAGACCTTTACGATTTTATCGGTTTGAAAATGCTCTGCGATTATGATTCAGCCAACAAGAGCATGTATGAAGCAATGATGGCTGATGCTGCTGCGTTTCTGCGTGAAGGCTTCGAGCAGCTTTACTTGTGGTTTGACCCTAAACCTTTCGGAGACGGCAAATGGCATCGTGTAGGCTTAAGCGAAACTGAAGTTTACGATGACCCAATCAGCTTCGCACTGCTTGGACTTTACACCTATGAAGGCTGGAGCCTCACATGCCAAAGAGTCTACAATTTTGTCCAGACAATAAGGGCTTCAGCTCAGTATCCAGCTTATCATCCAGCCATTTGCTGGCCAGGTTATATTGATGTTGTTACAAGGTTTCCCGCTTGCCCTTACTATGATGCGGTTACAAGCGGAATCCTCTGGCGTATTAGGGCTGCCCATGACAAGCCAAGCCTCGCCTTCTCTATGCAAGTCATCCAGAAATATCAAGAAGAGTTCATGTATTGGGGTCCAAAGTTTGAGGATTATTCTCCGATAACTGAGCAGAAAGCTATGGCTAACGTAAGCTGGCTTGCACAGTTGTTCCTAAACTATGAGGAGCCAGTTACACCTTTCATACGCATTTTGCGGAGTAAAGGCGAGAATATACTGCTTTATCCGATAAGGGCTGCTGCAGACAAGGTTGAATACGGCGAACCTTTAGACGTTAAAGCCATTGTCAGCCCGACAAGGGTTGAAGAGGTTTTCATTGAACCAGGCTATGTGATTAACGACTACATAACGGTTTACACTTTTGCGCCTTTAAGGCAGCATGACAAGATCCGTCGTAAAGGCGAGGACTACGAGGTTTTAGGCGTTCAAGCCTTCGACTTCCAGGGGGAAACAGCCTATTTCAAGGCGAATTGTAGGAGGCTGATAGGCGGATGAGCGAAGTTGAAGACTCTGTTGAAACTGTTATCCGTCTTCTCAGCAAGAACATGCGAGTTCTAAAGGAAGACGGCGCCTTAGCCAGTGTTTACGTCAGCAAGGAATGGTATGACCGTGAGCTTTTCAAAAACTATGACGGACAAATAACCGTAGGGCTTGCGGAGAGCAGAGACACTAAAATAGAGATGAGCGGTAGGGTTCGCAGGCGTCTTGGCACTTTAAGGGTTAACGTGTGGGCTACAGACAGGCCAGCCACTTCGGATTCTGGAAGGCTTATGCGTCAAAAGATGGTGGAAGAAGTCAACCGCATTGTAAGGCAGAACCGCAGCAGGCCTAATGTGATAGAGTATAATTTTGCTGGTTTAGGCTATCCTGAGGGCTACCCGCATAAGGCTTTTCAAACTGTAGCATCAAGTGAACTGATTCCTGAAGCTGCTGGCTGGAAAGAGCTTACAAATCTTGAGTATCAAAAGATTTGGTATAGTGATGATCAGCGGTATTCTAAAAGCCACAACGTTAACGGTGAATATGCCCTTATGCTTTTCCGCTTTAAAATTGAAAGTCGAAGGCAGGCTGTTAAAAAAATTGTTTTAACGTTTGAAGGTTATGGAACTGCTCCAGCGGGCAATGGTGTTACGATTAAAGTTTGGAATCATGTAGCTCAAGCGTGGCAAAACGCCCAGCAAGGAACTGGCGGAGCCGATGAAACGTTAACCATTACGCTAACTGTGAATATTGTTAACTTTGTGGATGTTAATGGTTATGTTTGGCTTTTGGCGAGGACATCAAACCCGAGTAACGGTGTTACAGCAGCCGTAATATATTGCGATTATGCGGGCTGCACAGTCACGGTTAACGGCATAACATACTTGGATATAATCAGTTTTCGAGACGTTGACCGTGTAGATGTTAAACCCTTCATTTATCGCACGGAGTTTACGCTTAGGAGTTGGATGTTTGAGGATATTGGAGGTGCCTTCTAAAATCACAGTCATGGAAAACATGACATAAAAGGAGTGTGAAAAGAGAAAATGCCTGAAACCTATGGAGCCCATGAATGCCGTGTGTATTTCGTAACGGAAACAGTCTATGGCGAGACGCCAACGAATCCCGTTATGCTGGGAGTAAACACGCAAGGAGTAGAGCCAAGCCTTGACCCTGGACTTGTAAAGGTTAGAGGTGTAGGCAGCAGAGACCTGCAAAGCCTAAACCGTGGTTTGCGAAAAGTCATATTGAAAATTCCCAATGCCTTAAGCAGCGAATCGCCCATAAGCTTCATTCAGCATGTTCAAACCCTAAATAGCTTAAGCGTTCAAGTGATCTACTACAAAGGCTTATTTACTAACCCTACAGATGTAATCAGCTTCCTGTATAAGGGCTGCAGAATCGACAAGCTAACAGTGGAATGCAATATTGAAGACGTGGTAAAGTCAACGGCTGAACTGATTGGGCAAGACGTAACTATTGGAACAAGCAAAATTTCAGGAGCCACTTACGGAGACTATGTAGGAGTTGTTCCCTACAATCAAAGTTTTGTTCAGCGAGGCGCAGCAGACGGCTCAAACCCAACAGACATTACACGGGTGACAGATTGGAAATTCACAATCGAAAACAACCTTAAACCTGTGCCTGTAATCCGCAGCACCTATGGACACTTGCTCAAGTATCTGCCGGCCCGCCACAGAAACCTTTCAGGCGAATTAACCTTCGAGTTTGAAGACAAAAGCGAGTTTGACGATATCATAAACGATGCAGAGTTCAGCCTAAAATTCGGGCTTGGCGGAACAAACAGTGCCCTATTCAAATATTGCAAGTGGGAAGAAGTTAGCACGCCGACAAAGATTGAGGACCTTGTGAGTTTGAAGGCGAAGTTTGTTGCCAGAGATGTTTGGATAAGCTGAGGTGGTTAAGGTTGGCTGTTGAAGTTAGTATTTTGGAAAATTTTGGACGTGAAGCCGAACTGCGCAAGAAATGGATGCATATGTGGGAGAGGCTTGGCGTTCGCATTCTAAAGATGCCTAAGTGGATGCAGGAAATCGTGCTTGAAGACATTAACACAGCCATACGAAACCGAATAGCGATTATGGAGATGATTCAAAATGCGAACAGAAACCGTTGAAATAGACGAAAGATTCGGAAAAGAATACGCGGGCAAATACGTTTTCCAAGAACTTACATGGGCAAAACGCAGCCGAATAATACAAAAATACACAAAATACAGCCAAGTGACTGGGCAGGTTCAAAGCAGCGATTATGTGGCTATCCAAGCTGAAACCATAATAGCAAGCCTTAAGGAGCAGCCACCACACAAGCCTATAACACTCGAGAAGCTGCTTGCAGAAGAGAATGGTATCCCAATAGGCTTAGGCGAGTTGTTCAGCAGAATAGCCAACAGGCTTAACAGCCTAAGTGTTGAGGAGACACGTTTTTTGTCAGAGCACTCCGCAGAGGAAAACCGCACCCAGCCATCACAGAGTATAGGCTTTGCAAAGAGTTCGGTTGGACAATCACAGAACTACGAAGGCAGCCAGCCAAAACAATCCAGCAGTTCCTCATAATCCTAAATGAAGTGGACAAGCAGACGGCTGAGGAGATGGAAAAGGCTAAGCGGGAGGCAAGGCTGCGGTAATGGCTTTAGAAATAAAATGCGATGTTAAAGGCATTGAAGAGTTTCAACAGGCTATGCGTAATTTTGATTCTGGCATTCAAAGGCATGTGCATAGGCTTTTGGCAAGTTGGGCTGCAGACGTGAAAGCCTTAGCAAAACAACTTGTTCCAGTTAGAACGGGTCATCTACGGCAAAGCATCTACGCAGAAGTCAGGGAATGGGTTGTCCGCATAGGCGCTGAAGCAACCTACGCATTGTTTGTGGAGCTTGGCACACGTTACATGCAAGCCAGACCATACCTTTACCCAGCAATACAAGCGCATCTTCCCGAGCTTGAAAGCATAATCCGAGACGCCATTGAACAGGCTAAAGTGGAGGCTGGATTCCGTTGAGTTTTAACGAGTTAGCCATAACCATAACAGTTGAAAACTTTGCGAGTGCAGAGTTTAACCGTGTGGCTTCTGACGCTTCCTCAATGGGTTCTGCGGTCGGCGCAAGTGCAAGCGGGTTTGAAGCTTTGAAAACAAGTGCTGAAGCCACAACCGTTAGCCTAAGAACTGTTGCCACAGCCTTTGGAAGCATAGCACACATGGGCACGGCAATAATCAGCATCGCAGGAGACATGGGCATTGTTGATAAGGAAACAGCAAAATGGGCAAGGACTTTGATGGCTGTCTTCACCCTCATAAGTGCCTACATCCGTTTACAACATTACATGACTGTTTTAACTACTGGACACACGGCAGCCGTAGCCATAAACACAACAGCACAGTCAGCAAACGCTTCAAGCAGCATTGCTGTAGCAGCAGCCCACAAGATTAAGGCTGCAGCCACATGGCTGGCTGTTTCGGCTCAGAACGCCCTTAACATAAGCCACGCCACCTTTCTCACCCTCACAGGAGTCGGAATCGGAGTTATCATTGCTGCAGCTGCTGCCATGGCTTATTTCGCCAGTCAAATGAACGTTGCAACGGATTCAGTTAAGGAGTATAACGAAGCGGTTGCTGAAACGCCTGCACGAACCCGAACCATTGTGAGAGCTGGAGAAGAGGAGCTTTACCGTAAAGGTGTTGAACCATGAGCGTTGAAATCCCAAAAATGACCATAGCCTTCGGAAGTTATGGTATTCCGCAAGCTGATGTTATAGAGTGTCGTGTGCATTTAGGCTGCACAAAAGAGGTTAGCAGCTTCGATTTGCAACTGCAGAATTGGAATGGCAAATACAGCCCAAGCGGTTCTATTCCGCTTGCTGTTGGCATGGATGGAAGCATAAGTATTGGAAGGGGCAACAATGCTCCACAGATTATTACTTGTCGCATTGAAAGCATCAAACATGAATCCACACCAACAGAACATTACACAAAAGTTAGTGGACGGTGCTGGGGTGAACGTCTCTTCCGCCGTGTTTTCACTGGCACATTTGCGAACATGAAGGGTGAAGAAATAGTCAAACACTTGCTTGATTATTATGCGGGCTTAAGCCATGTTAGAGGCGGAACAGAGCTTGTCGAAAACACCGATACAACCTATACATGGTTGGAATACGAGAACACGCCTGTTTGGGACATCCTCAAATACATTGCTGAAAGTAGTGACAAGCAGGGCGTAATAGGCTTTGATTTCCGTGTTGCTCCAGACGGAAAATTCGAGTTTTTCCCAAGAAACAGCAAAACAAGCGCTGTAAGCTTAACCGATAAAATTGAGGTTAGCGAATACCGTAAAGATATTCACCGCATAAGAAACAAAATCTTTGTTTTAGGAGCAAACGAGAAAAAGATTCCAACAGACACTAATGAAGATGGCTTCACAGAGTCATTGACAAACTGGAGTTTATACTATACTGACCAAGGCTTAACCCTAAGTTCAGACCATGTGAGTGGAGATGGACAAGCCAAGTATAGCGACTCATATTCTGTTGAAGCTTTTCCCGCTTCAACAACTCAAAAAGCAAAAACTGGCATGTATCGAATCATAGACACAATTAAATGCAGAGGACCAGACGGTTTCAAGCAGCTTCGCTTTTGGCTAAAATGGGAACGTGATGGAGACGGAGACCCTACAACAGTTAAGGTTCGCCTTGAAACCAATGTGAGTAGCTACTATTATAAGGAGATTGTTGGGCTTGTAGGCAAAAAGGGTGAATGGAAAAAGATAGTTCTAAATCTTGAAGAGTATTGGGCGTTAGTTGGTAATCCAGACTGGAGCAACATTAACCGTATAGGCTTCATAATCGAGTTTTCATCAGACTGTTATCCACGCCTTTATGTTGACCACATAGTCTTTGAAGATTGCAGATTTTCAGCCAAACAGGAAGATACGGCAAGCCAAAACGCCTACGGTTTAAGAGAGTTAACCGAAACAGACGAGGAGCTTTTCAGCGACAACGAATGCCTTTTAAGGGCTAAGGCTTTACTCGCCCACCTAAAAGACCCTGTTGAATGCCTCACCATAAAAAGCACAGTCATAGACTATGGCACCACTCCGCTCTTACCCGGAGACAAAATCCATGTAACACTTCCAAACGAGAATGTGAACGCTGACTATCGCATAATAAGCGTTGAATACTATGTGGATGCTAAAACGCAGACGCTTGAAATAACATTGGAGCTTGGAAAAGAAATTCCATTATTGGCAGACTACTTGTATGGTTTAAGGTCAACTACGGTAACAGTTGAAAAGCTTGCGAGAACAAAGCTTGGCAAAGGCTCTATTCCGCCAATTGTAAGAGCGCCAACAGGACATGACCATTCAGGCGAAACCATAAGACCAAACGCGGTAAACTGCAACACAGTCAACGCAGCAGCAAAAATAACTGGAAACGCTTTCAGTGATTTGTTCCCAGAAACAAGCAACACAGGAGCCGTAGGCACAACAAGCAAATACTGGAACTGCATAGCAGGCAACGGCGTCTGGTATAAAGCCCTTGGACAGTTTGACGCTTTAGACGATTTAGCTTTAATCAAACGCATTAGAGGGAACGGGAAAGTTGATGAGAAGGGCATGCCGCTTGTTGACCCTGAAAGCCTTCCAGAACAGGTAAGAGAAAACGGCTTGATCAATGCTGGTGCCCTAATGGGTCTGCTTATAGGCGCTGTGAAGCAACTTGCTGCTAAAGTTGAGCTTCTTGAAAAGAAGGTTACGGGCTAATGAAGAGCGAAGTTTTGAAACAGATTAAACAGCTTCAAGTTGGCGATTTAATCAGGGTTGAGTGGAATGATGCCTCTGTTGGCAAAAGCCTAAGCGGAGGTGTTCAAGCCATAGACGTTCCCGTTTTCAGCCTTGGAGTTTTTATTGGCGTGTTGGGCGAGAAGAACAAGCACATCATTTTGGGACAGAACCATTTCCGTTATGCCAATGGCTTATATGACATTGATTATACGGCTATTCCAGTTTCTTGGGCTGTTAGAATAACTGTTATCGCTAAGAACCATGTTTCGATGGAGGAGGCAAACCAGCTTCTGAGCAGCTTTCTCATGGGCAGTA